CTCGGGTTTCCAGAGGCGTTCATCAGTATTAGAACCGCCTGTGTTGTTTTGCTTCTCGACTTCTTTGACCAGTTTCTGAGTCAGAGAACCGAGAGAAGACTGCTTTTTAAGATTTGCGAAAGACATAGGATTCGTTAGATTGTTTGGATTTGGCCTGTTGAGCACCTACACATTGTAGGGCACTCTGTATTTATCGTCAAGGGATATGCTTCTCAATATTTGGTGTGACTCTGAACACAATAGAAGTTCGATACACATATGGCGCAATTGGAGCAATACCTCTATGTGGATGGGGTGAAGGAATAAGAAGAACTCTCCCAGGAACATATTCATGTTCCTCAATAACCCGAGCATTATTATCATATCTCTCCAATAATTGAAAAGAAGCTGGTCCCCACTCTTTTTTCCATATAGGATTAGTCATAACAAGAATAGTATACTCGTCATCTTCTCCTTCATCAGCATCTGCATGACAAGTACCATCCATTTCTTTTGCCTGCAAATTAACACTAATATTAGAGAGAAAAAATTTTTCCTGAAGTATTTTATTCTCAAGAATTTCATACATCTGATAAAAATCAGGATAACACTCAGGTTCTATATTAGTGATTTTATTTAATCCTTCTCTATTAAAAACATTACAACCAATTAAACGGTGAGATCCAGAAAATCCATAAGGTGCAGAATCCCTATTCGCAATATTCGTAAAATTGTAAGGAAGTTTTGCTATAACGTTTTCATAAAAATCATGCAAATATAAGGCATCAAATTTATCATCATAAACTTCACAAATCATTGCCCTGCCTCAATTTTTTGTCTCATTGTTTTTAGTAATTTTACCATATTTCGGAACAAAATGTTCATATCCTCTTTTGGATCTAATCCCATCATAGCAGCAGAATCGAGTATACGCTTTTTCATCTCTTTTGCTTCAGGATCATCAGATAAACATAATCTTTGATATAAAACAGTCTGTTTTTCAAGAAGTATTTCCATACATTCTATATGTTC